GCAAATTAAAGCTGCTTCTTTTGCTTTTTTTATACTTGTGTAACACTCATTTTCGTCTATCCATATAGTAGAATGGTTTTTATAAATCTCTACTAACTCAATTGCTTCTTCTCTTGCACTCATCATTTAAAATTTGTTTTATGAATTATAAATTTATCTGTTATAATTGGAAATTTTAAACGCGCTAATGTATGGTATTTTAAACTTTCAAAATCACAACACTTTTTTAAATTTCCGTAAGTTTCTATTCTGTCGCCTTTAATGAATACTATTATTGATTGTCTTTGCATGTTTTTAAATGTTTTTTTCTTTTAGTTTCATTATTAAAATGCGTTACAGTAGCATCCCTGATTTAGTTAGTTTACTTTTTTAGCATTTTTTATAGCTTCTTCTTTTGTATATCCATATCCTAAAAAATCTGCTGTATCATCACCAAAAACAACACATAAGGGAGTTTCGTTTTTAATGTTATTTGACAATTTAGCTTCTTTTTTAGATACTTTAGACACTAATACTTGTACCGTTTTTCCGTTTAATTCTGTTGTTGAAAAAGTAAGTTTCATAATTTCTATTTTTTTAGTTGTTATTTCTTTTACAAATATACGACTAATTTTGATACTACCAAATAAAAATACAATTATTTTTAAAATATTTGTAAATTACAATTTAAAAACTACAAAATTAAAATCAAAGTTTGGTACTCCTACGGGGTTTGTGTCAATTATCACATCGAAACTATTAACGGTTGGATTGTCGTAAGATAAACTTCTTCTTTTACCGTTTACCATAATAACGTAGTCATTGTCGATTTGCGGCGTTAAAAAAGTAATTCGGTATGTTGTGTTGTTTATCTTGGTTGTCGTCGCTCCAAAGCCTTTTAATAACGTTCCTGCGTTATTTACTACTCCCATACAAATTGCTGTATAGGGTGCTGTGTATTGAACTCCTGTAGAAGTAGCTTCAACTGTACCTGTTGTTAGGCTTCTTACCCTTAAAGAACCATTAACGTCTAGCGTATTTGTAGGGTTTGTAGTCGATATTCCAACTTGGCAGATTGCGAAGATTGGAAATAATAAAAAAAGTGTTTTCATTTGATTAGTTTTTAAATGTTTCATTGTAATAATCTTCACTTAATAAAGTCCCTATTACTCCAGTTTTATAAGCCTCAATAATCTGTTGCTTTTCTTTTTCTAATTGGCTATTAAAAAACTCAAAACTTTCATCTGTTAAATAAAAATTTTGTTTTAAATAATTGATTAATTCCTGCATTGCTGTCAATTTCTTTTCTGTGCTCATAATCTTATTTTTTTTAGTTACCGCACCAATAGTTAAATCAGTGCGGATTTGTTAGTTAGTTTTAAGACAATTTCAATTCAGCTAATTCAGCCATTAATAAATATTGTTTCTCAAAGTTAGTTCCTTTATGTGATGTTTTTACTTTTTCTTTAAATTCTAAAATAGTACCAAAGAAACAACCACAAGAAACTTTAATTATATTTTCTTCTTTTGTTTTAAAAAACGTAGTGTTTCTGTTTGAAGAACCGAATTTACTAAATACACAAAAGTCATTATCTGATTTTAATTTTGCGTCACCATAAACCTTTGCGTCACCAAAAACCTCTGCGTTACCATAAACCTCTGCGTCACCAAAAACCTTTGCGTCACCATAAACCTTTGCGTCACCATAAACCTTTGCGTCACCATAAACCTTTGCGTCACCAAAAACCTCTGCGTTACCAAAAACCCATGCGCCACCAAAAACCCATGCGCCACCAAAAACCTTTGCGCCACCATAAACCTTTGCGTCACCAAAAACCTCTGCGTCACCAGAAACCCATGCGTTACCAAAAACCTTTGCGTTACCAGAAACCTTTGCGTTACCAAAAACCCATGCGACACCAGAAACCTCTGCGTTACCAGAAACCCATGCGTTACCATAAACCTTTGCGTTACCATAAACCTCTGCGCCACCAAAAACCCATGCGTCACCATAAACCTTTGCGTTACCAGAAACCTTTGCGTTACCAAAAACCTTTGCGCCACCATAAACCTTTGCGTCACCATAAACCCATGCGTCACCAAAAACCTTTGCGTCACCAGAAACCTCTGCGTTACCAGAAACCCATGCGCCACCAGAAACCTTTGCGCCACCAGAAACCTTTGCGTTACCATAAACCTCTGCGTCACCAGAAACCTTTGCGTCACCATAAACCTTTGCGTTACCATAAACCTCTGCGTCACCAGAAACCTTTGCGTTACCATAAACCTCTGCGTCACCAGAAACCCATGCGTTACCAGAAATATTTTCTTCTTTTTCAACCCACCCTCCTAAAGTTCCAATCTCTATTGATTTGAATTTTTTAGTAGCTTTAATTCTAAATAATTTAACTCCAAATGCATTGATTTTAAATTCTTCTGTTAACTCGAAATGCTTTTTCATAATCTTATTTTTTTAAATTAAAAAAGCCTTTTAATACTCTCAAGACTGGTACTCTTGATTTCCTAAAAGGCGATTCGTTTATTTTTTCGTCCATCAGTACCAGTGATGTTTAAATGACATACGCAAATGTATAAAATGTTTTTTTAATGTGCAAGGTTTATTTTAAAAAAGTGTGTTTTTAATTATATCCCCTTTACCGTTCCAAAATATAGACTCAAATACTTTCTTTTTATTATTAGTAGCTGATAAACTACTTCGGTGTGAAAACATTTCTATCTTTTCAAAAGGTGCATCGTACTCGCTTAAATAGGCTGGGTATTCTAAATCACTAAACCATTCATAAAAAGCATCGTGATTAAAACCACCCTCTTTATATTCACCCGTTCCTTTGTATGGAATATCGCAATAAATTATCGGATTACTTCCTTGTATTAAAACTTTTTCGTAACTTGTGTTATTTGTCTGTAGGTTCTGTAGGTTCTGTAGGTTCTGTAGGTTCTGTAGGCGTGTTAAGTGTTCTACTAATTCTAAATTTTGAACATCGCATCTTTTTTCAGTTATTTTTTTAACGTGGCTACAAAAAGCTAATCTTCGTTTTTGAATATCTTTTATTTTAAATATACCTTCCATATTTAAACCTAACTTAAACATTGAGGTTTCGTCTAAATTAACAATTAATTCGTGTGCAAGTCTTTTAAATTCTTCAATATCAGCACCATACAAATATGAATTTTGACTATTACCAAAACTCCAGCAACTCATAACAAAACCAGAAAACCAATCCGCCTCGCTATTACTTTTATTTATTTGCTTTTTAAACTCTTCACGTGTTACCCATTCGTAAAATTTAGGTTCTAATTCTTTATTGTTTTTAATATACTCTACTAAACTATAAATATGTTTATTTAATTCGTTGTAGTGTACGTTAAAACGATAATCTCTTACTGCAGTAAAACTAATTGAACCGCCACCACCAAATAAATCGTAAAAGTCTGTTGTTTTTTCGTGTCTGCTTGTAATTTTTTCTAATATTTGAGAAGCTAATTTTCTTTTACTTCCCATATACGGTATTCCTAAATTTTGTTTCATAATTATAGTATTTTACGTTCTTCAATTTGTATATTGTTTTTTTAATATGCAAGGGATTTAGAATAAAATTAATTGAACCCCGTATTTTTTTTCTTTACGCCATTTTTCGCAATCTATTTTTATTTGTTTTAATGCTTTTTTTGTTCTTGGATGAGCTAACCACTCATCGTATGTAAATGGATATTTTAGTGGTTTCATTTCGTTTCAATTTTAATCCCGTAATCGAACCACATTATTTTTTTGCGGTTCTCTGGGGTGTAGTTTTTTCTAATTTTTGTTATATCCTCTGTTTTATATTTTTTGCAATTAGGCGTAAATATTTTACAACTATTTAAGCAATGTTTGCATAAGGTCTTCATATTGTTTTAAGTTTCTAATTAGTAAATATTCAAATCCTAACGCCTCGACTTTATTCTGGAAGTTTTTTTGCACTTCTGACTGGATCCCTTTTTCAGTTTTCAACTCTAAAAATATTATTCTGTTTGGCGCCATTATTATCAAATCTGAAATACCAGCCATTGTTCCTGTTTTTTTTAATTTCATTGCTTCGATTGGATTTCTTGATCCTCCATTTGGTACGCTAAATATCAAATTGTCATTTTTTAAGTTTCGATTTCTAAAATCGATAACTATTTTCTGTTGTAATTGGTCTTCTGTCATAAAAAGGTTACTTTAAATTATTAGTGTTTATTGGTGTTCGCATTGTTTTTTATTAAAAAGTAACCAGTAACCTTTTTCTTTTTTGAGAGTTATATATAAAAATAAAAAAACACTATTATATAATATTATGTATTATTATGTATTATTATATAGTTTATATATATATTTAGGTTACTAGGTTACTTTCTTTCTTAGCTCTTTATTTTTCAATACTTAAGCGGTAACCTTTTAAAAGTTACTTTAGGTTACTAGTAACCTTTTTTAAAGGAACGTTTGCTCGCTTATTTCTTCTTTTATCCACAATTTGTAGCCTTTTTTAGAGACTCCATCTGTTTTATAAAGTTTATAATCATGTTTATTTTTTATAAAAATATCCTTTACATCGTATTTTGAAACAGGAAAAGAAGATTTTATATTTAAAAAATGAAGCACTTCACCTTGATTAAAAATTACGGACTTGCAAAAATCAATATTACCATCAAAAGAAAAGTGATTGAAAAACATTTCTTCAATAGGCATTACTTCAATGTTTTGATTTGTATTTTCAGCTAAATAATTAATATCTTCACTACTATATATTTTCCAATCAAAGTCTTCACGCCATAATTTAAATGCTTCACGCCATAAGTCATCTGTATTAATTTTAATCATTTCATCGTAATTAATACTTTCAACATTTAAAGGTAAAATTCTTCGATTTCCTGTAACATCTTTTAAAACTGATACATCATTACTGGTTCCGCATAAAGACGCTTTACGTTTCATTTTTGAATAATAAGCGGAGTAAGGCAATCTTATATCTATTTGGTTTGCATCTGCTATTTTCTTGAAGTCTTTCACGTCTTTTGTTGCCAGACCACCGAACTCGTCATCTAGTACAATTAATCCTTTTACTAAATTATAAATAGAGTCTTTGTCCTTGCTGTCGATTTTATGTTCAATTAAATATTTTTTAAGATCATTAGGTAAAAGATTTCTAAAAAAAGAAGTTTTACCAGTACCTTGTTTTTGGCCACATAAAACCAAAGTTAAAGGACTTACTTTTGTTTCATTGTGTGGGCTTATCCAGTTATGTACACATCCGACAATCCATTTTTTAAACGCCCATTTATTATAATCGTTTTTTGGCTGTATGCAATCAATGTATTTATCAATGTTTCCAGACTCAAATGTTTTACTTTTAAAAAATTCATTTAAAGGATTAAAGACAGGTGTTGCTTCTGAGTTTATCATATCCCTAACGTCTGATTTGTTTACATTAAAATCTAAACAATTCTTTGCAGAAAAATAGATAGTATTTAATTTAACATCGTCTAAAATTATATCATTTACAAATATTTCGTTTGTGATTGAATCTCTTACTGGGTTAAAATTATCTAATATAAATTTTTTAAGTTGGTTTACTTCTGTATCGTCGTTTTCAACTTCATACTTTATATTAGAATCGATTAACGTTTGTATTAACTTTTCGTCTGGATTATCAATTTTTAATATTTCGGTAATGTGTTTCTTTACGCTTTCTATTGTTGGTGTGCCTTGTGCTTTTTGTGCTGCAACTGTTGAAATAGTTTTTTTTGTTTTTTCGCTATAAATCTCAATCCCTTCTTGTTTTACATAATGGTAAAAAGTAGCTATTGTGACATTTCCTTTTTTACAAAAGTTTTTATAGTGTTTTTCTATTTTCTCTGGTTCGTACTTAGACCCGTTTTGACAAATAGATTTAAAATAATTTAAACCACTTTCTCCGAACTCGGAACCAATAGCAAAGCCAATATTAACATATCTTTGATAATCATCTTGACAAAGATCAATATTTGATAATTTATTTAAAACCTCAGTAAAATCATCATGTACAAAAATAAAGTTTTCTTTTTCTTTTGGTTTTTCAATTTTGCTTTTTGCAACAAGTTTTTTTGATTTTTCATTATAGAACAAATAAGGATCATAAGAAAAATAACGCAATCGGTTTTTATTTTTACAACTTGGATCAATTGTTAAATTAAAATTATCCCAATAGTATTGTCCTAATTCGTGAAATGATTCAATGAATTTATTAGGATTAATTTTTACAAAAATGCAAACCCCATCACCACCAAAAGACCTATGAGAAATAAAAGTATATTTGTCTTGATTAATTTTTGTAATTGTTTCAATATCTACTTGATCATCAATATCAATAACGATTAAACCGTTCATTTCTTGAATATTACTCTCAATTTTTGAACCTTGATTCATAATTGCAGAACCAGTTATACAAGGCATTTGTGATTTTAAAAACTTATATTGTTTTTCATCATTTTTTACTGCACGAGCTTTTAAAACAATATCCTGATATTTACCATTTTTTACGGAATCAATATAAAAATCTAAATCAATATCGATTTTATTTTTATCTAAAACATTCTGATAACTACTAAATTTTATCGGTTCCATATTTTTTAATTTTTGTTTCTGTTAGTATTTTTTGTGTTAGTGTGTTGTATTTTACATTTTTTGAATCTTTCAAAATTGATCCAATTACTTTAAAATAAAAAGGTCTTAAATGTAGTCTAAATTTTTCATTAAACTGACCGTTAAATTCGTGATACTCAAAAGTTTCTTTTTTTATTTCTAGTTTACAAAGAAATTTAATCCATTTATCTTTAAGAACTTTTAACGCTTCATATTTTGTAGATCCTTTATTTATAAAAAAATTAAGATCTATTACTGGGGGGGGCAATTTATTTATTTTTCCTTTTATTATAAATTCTTTTTGTTCTACTTCTTCTGGTTTTTCTTTTATTGGAATAGGTTCCCCGCAATTAGGGCAAATTTTATCTTTTACAGGAAAATTAAAACCGCAACTTTCACATTCGTGAGTATCTTCTAAAATATTTTTTATTTTACGATCATAAAATATTTTTTTCCAATCACGATCAAATGAAAATATCCCGTGCTCTTCATTGTTATTTCCCCCATCTATTAAAGTAAAATAAGGCTTTTCTATTTTTTTTGTTGTTCTGGCGCCACGCCCTGCGATTTGGATCCACAAAGATAAAGACTTTGTAGCACGTGCCATTAAAATAACCTCAACATCACAAACATCAAACCCTTTTGTAAAACATCCTGTATTTATTAAAACTGCATCACGTTGGTTTTTAAACCATTCTATAACTTCGGTTCTTTCTTTCGCTTCATTGTTTACACTATCATAAGTACGAACGTTTTTATCTTTAAATAATTCCGCATAGATTGCGTTAGTTTCTGTACTACTTGTAAAAATCATTGTTTTTTTACCGTCGCAAATTTTATCAAATGTTTTACGCAATGCGCCTTTATAAGACTCACTTTGAAAAACTTCTTTTAGTGAAGCTGCCGTAAATTCTCCAGAAGCATCTGTTTTAAGTGGCGAACTGTCAAACTCTATATATTCGTTTTTCTCCGGCACCAAATAACCGTTTTCCATCAACCAACTAATAGGTTTACCGCAAACAATATCATCATAAACATCGCTCATTGTTTCGACTGCTGTTTGTAAATCGTTTATTTTATAACGACTTAGTCTTACGGGCGTTGCTGTAAATCCGATTATTTTACAATCTAATAAAAAAGGAAATATTTTATTAAACTCAAAAATGTGGCATTCATCAATTATGCAGTAATTAAATTTAGGTATTTTTTTTCTACGGTTCCAAAGTGTTTTAACCATTGCAACAATGATATTGTTTTCTGGTATTTTAGTATTCCCAGCTAATACACACCCGACGTCTAAACCTTGCTTTTTAAAGGTGTCAACCGTTTGATTTACTAGATCAATACTATCTACTAAAATTAAAGTTTTTTCATTTAGTTGAGAAACTAATTCTGTAAAAATAACAGTCTTGCCACCGCCTGTAGAGAGTTGACAAACAATCTTATTATTAACTTTAATACTTTCAAGTATTTCATTTAAAAGATCTTGCTGGTATGGTCTTAAAGTTTTTTTCATATTTCATAAAATATAAAAACACGTAACTGCATTATCAAAATAAGCGCTTATTTCTTATTGCTATGTTATCCGCACACCACGTGATAAGGTTCGTTATATCCGCCAGAGTTACGTATTTAAAAAGTAAAATTCCATTAAGTCGGCAGTATTGTGAGAAGTGCCTTCCTAATGGAATCTTTATAATATTTTCGATATGTTTGTAATGCTTCTCACTTCATCACTCCTGCAATATTACGACAAAAAAAAATACCTACCAAATAAATTGATAGGTATTTTTTGTGATTAAAAAGGTAAATCGTCGTGATCTTCTTCTTTAAAATCTGATGGCGGTGTGTTTTCTGCTGGCACATACGCTGGTTGTTGTGCTTGTTGTTTCTCAATTCGCCAACCTTGAATACTATTAAAGTATTTCGTTTCTCCTTGTGGATTAACCCACTCACGACCTCGTAAGTTAATGTGTACTTTTACGTCTTGTCCTACTTCATAACTATTTAAATCGTCCACTTTTGCTTGTGTAAATTCAACCATAATATGTTGTGGATACTGCTCTTCAGTAGTAACAACTAATTCACGTTTTTTGAATGAAGCACTAACGTCTTGAGTGGCACCAATCATTTTGATTTTTCCGATAACTTCCATTTTAATTGTTTTTTAATTGTGTTAATAATTCTTTTTCTATATATTCTCTAACCTGCAAAACTCTTTCTTCTGCTTTTTTAATAAAATCTTCGTCATAATCAAATTCAAAAACTTTTATTCTTAAATTTTCATCTAAATTGTCGTAACTAAGTTCTTTCTCAGCTTGTTCCCAGTCATCGATGTCTGGTTCGTCTTTTTCTAATTCTTTTGCAATTTTCCAAGATGCACGCTCTATTTGTTCATCACTTCCATTTTCTAAACAATAACATAAGCTAGCTTTTTTTAAACCTGTTAAGTGCATATAAATCTGTAACTGTCCGTAATAGTCTGGATCAATTTTTTCTGCAAAGAAAGGAAACGTAAAAGCATCAAAAGGGACTTTAGTATCAATTACTCTTTCGTTATTTTTTGCGTCAAAAGTACCTGTAAAAAAATCATTTTCCAAATTAATATCATTTTTTACAAGTTCGCAATTGTAATACTTAGCAACTCGATTAATTGCGCTTTCTTCCATTGCATTACCACGTTCAAGATACTTTGATTTAATATCTTTTTCTTTGGCTGTAATTTGAGAGATTAACCATTCTTTAGCATATGTTTTTGCTGTTTCTCCCATTCCTTTACCACTACGGTCATTGGTAAGTATTTTACCAATTTGAGAAGCTCTACATTTAAACTGTTCCATCTTGCATTTCTTTTAATTGTTCTATAGTTAAATCGTATTTTTCAATAATAGCTTGTAAAGTAGCTTTTTTATCTTGAATCGCTTTTTTTGCACCTGCTAAATCTTTTAATTCAACTAAAGGCAATACTTCAATAGTCATTGGTGTACGTTTGTTTTTTGCAGTTGTAACCAATACACGTGTAGCACTTGGAATGTGTGAAGCGTGACTTATTCTTATGCCACCTATTTCAACACCCGCCCACTTTACGCTATCATCACGGTAAATAGTTAAACGTCTATTAATGTATTGCAAACCATCAGCACCCCATAGCTGAACTAATATTCTTCGAACTGATTTACAAGGTTTGAAAGGCTTATTATTGTCCCCATAAAAGTAAATGCAAACTGGTTGCGTTTCGTCTGCTCCCGCTTTTATATCACGTATTTTAATAATCTTTGCTCCTTCAATTAAATCATCTGCATTTAATTGGTCTGATTTTGGTATTATTGTTTTCGATAAATCCATAATATATTTATTTAAATTGTTGCTTTTTTAATTAGTTAATAATAATTTCGTAAGCGTTACACATTCTTTTGTTACTTCCTCTATACTGATTCTGAATTTTTTCAATCCATTTTTCAAAATCTAAAACTTTTTCAAAGTCTGTTTTACTTTTCGGTGCTAAATCTGAAATATTATTTTTCATTTTATTTAGTTTTTAAGTTGTTATAAATCTCATTTGCTTTATCTGTTAGTATCATATCTACTTTTATTTGAGTTTTTAACTTTTGCGTGTTCGCATTGTTTCTGTAAGTTTTCCAATGCTGTAAATTCTAGTTTTAATAATTTCTTTAATTCCGCTTTGTGTAAAGAAATTTCTTCTTGTCTTTTTTCTTCGGTGCTGAATGTTTTATAAAAAGTAGAAACTTTTGTGTATTCAATATGTGAATTAATTTCCTTAATTTCACTTCTAATTAGAAGTAATTTTTTAATTGCTTTTTTCATGGTTAGTTAGTATTTCAATTGTTTAATAAAAATCTGATTGTTTAGTTCCTGTGCTTTCGTAGTCGTCTGTAAACCCTTTTGCATTTTCATACTTTGCGTTAATTTCGATTTGTTGAAGTTCTATATAAAATAAATTAACTATTTGCTCTATTTGTTCTTTTTGTAAATTAATTTCTAAATCTTTATTATAGCATTCTAAAAATATACCTCCAGCATCTTCACAGTAAACGTTTAATTCATACGTTTGCCATTTTGCTCTCATTCCTAAACTCAAATCGATATCGCTTGTATCTCGTTTTAAGTTTGCTATTAATTTGTCAAAAGTTTCTGTTTTCATGGTTAGTTATATTTTAAGTTACAATATATTTTACACTCGTATTCAAATCCATAATCTTCATCTATTTCAGTTTCAAAACCTAAACATTGAATTTTTTGTATTGTTTTTTTTAATTTAGAAACAGATAATTGAATAGAAAAACTTTCTAATCCATCAATAATAGAAGTTAAATCAGATACTTTTTTTGTAATGATATTTTTTGTACCATTTTCCGACTGTATAGCAGTTAGCGTTTTTCCGTATTTAATAGAAGTCGTTTTCATAATTAGTTCGTTATTATTATGTAGCAAAGATACACATTAATTTGAAACAAACAAACTTTTGCGTAAAAAAAACAAAAAATAATCTTTTTTAAACTTTTGTTTGTTTATTAATAAAAAAGCATTACCTTTGAAAAATAAATTTAAAACTAAATAATTATGAAATTTAAAGGAACAAAAGGGAAATGGTATTTAACAGAAGTAGATTCTGAGATACAAATAAATTGCGACACACCTAATTGGAATGTCTGTAATATTACAACAAATTACGAACAAGACAAAGCCAACGCCTTACTAATTTCAAAAGCACCAGAAATTCTTGAAGAGCATATAAAAGATTTAGAACTTTTACAAAAAGTGGCCGATCAATTAGATGAATTAGGCGGTTTTTTATGGGATGACGTAATGGAAAAAATAGCGGTGAAAAAACAATTAATACAAGAAGCAACTAAAATCAATTAATTATGTGTACATTTTGCGGAAGAAATCACAATCAAAAACCTAAGACAAAAACAATTTATATTTATGATGGTAAAGACAATGAGTTAGGTAGTATTGAAGTCAATGTTGATACAAGAGTTAGAGATTATCAAAAAGGATTGTATCTAAAGTATCATAGCTGGCAATACACAAAAGAGAATTAACAATTAAACTATAACAAAATGAAAAATTATGAAATTACAGAAGAACAGATTAAACAACTAGCAAAAGGAAACGCAAAAGTAAAAGAATGGTTTCCAGATGTTTTTGAAACAATAATAAAATCAGGCGAGTTTTGGTTTCATAGTACAGGATGTTTAGTATTGGTGTTTGGAGTAACCAAAGATAATGGAGGTACTGTAAAATGCAAACATATTAATAATGAAGAACATTTTGCTTTTCACGGTATTGATTGTATGTATAGAAAAGCCACCGATTCAGAAGTATTAGAAGCTTTGAAAAATGAAGCTATTAAAAGAGGGTTTAAAGGTGGGGCTTTTTATATACATACTGGAGTAGGTATTATTAGACAAGTGTTCGGAGATAATTTTATTTATAATTGTACAAAACAAGAACTAAGTATTAACGGATTTTGTATTTTAGAAAAAGGCAAATGGATTGCTGAAATAATTAAAACCTACACCAAAGAAGAAGCAGAGAAATTATTAAACGCTAAAATCATATAACATGAAAGAATTAAAAGAACTACACGCGCAAATTAAAGACAAAAAAACCTTTAACAAAAACTTATCCGAAAAATTATTTTTAAGTGAAGTAACAGTTGAAAACGCTTTTAAAACAAGTGGTAAATTTAAATCCAAACATTTGGAAGTTGTTAATCATTGGTTAAATGTAGAACTACGTCTACAACAAAAAGCACTTGAAATGTGGGTAAAAGATTGGGAGATTGTTAATTAAAACGAAAATGTTATTATGAAAAGATTTTTTAAATGGGAAAGTAAACCCAACGGGAATTGTCCTGTACAGTCAAATGGGTGTTTTCTGTTTCTTTTGAAACCGAAATCAAAGTATATACGCTAACGGCTCTCGGCTTTGCGAGGTTGCGTAGAATAAAAAATAACCATTACAAACACACAAATACTTTAAAATTATGAATAAAGTTTTAGAAAATCCCGAAAGCAGCAATGCGATAAAGCCGATGTTAGGCGATGTGCCTTTCACTGATGTAGATGGCAAACTAATTTTTATTAATGATATAATTGAACAAACCAATTTCAATGGAGAGCAATATTTAGCAAGATACCAAGTAGTAGTTGATCCAGCAGATAATGAAGTTTGTCTTTTAATGCTTTATGGAAACGATAAAGCAATGAACCTTTTTAATAGCTATAAATATTCAGCTTTTGGAACTGTAATAAATGGCAAACTTCGTAAAGGTCGAGTTGTCGGGCATATCGCCTAACGTCAAAGCGTTGGCGATGTTGGGGATTAGAAAGTACAAAAGCTCAAATAAAAACAAATGATAGTAGAAAGCACAAAAGCTCAAATTAAGCACGGAAGCCCCAATATTGCTAATGCATTGTTGGGTGCAGCTCCTGTCCACAAATTTCCTTATAACTGGAATTTAAAAGATGCAAACTTTACAAAAGATAAAGGCAAAGTATTTAGTTGTTTTGCTTGTGGTGGTGGTTCAACAATGGGTTATAAATTGGCTGGATTTGATGTAATAGGACACAGTGATATTGATAAGAAAATGATTGAAGTTTATAAAATAAATCATAATCCTAAATATTCATTTTTAGAAAGCATTACAACTTTTGCTAAAAGAAAAGATTTGCCAAAAGAACTTTATGAACTTGATATTTTAGATGGTTCGCCACCTTGTAGCAGTTTTTCAATGGCTGGAAATAGAGAAAAAGACTGGGGCAAAGAAAAAGTATTTAGAGAAGGTCAAGAATTACAAGTTTTAGACACATTATTCTTTGATTTTATTGATTTAGCAAAAGAATTACAACCGAAAGTAGTAGTAGCTGAAAACGTAAAAGGATTGCTATTAGGAGAAGCGAAAGAATACGTTATTAAGATTTACAAAGAGTTTGAAAAAGCTGGTTACTATTGCCAACACTTTTTGCTTGATGCTTCAAAAATGGGTGTGCCACAACGTAGAGAAAGAGTTTTCTTTATTGCATTAAGAAAAGATATAGCACAACCGTTTTTATATTATGCAGATATGTTTACAGAATTGCCAAAAATTGATATGCAATTTAACGAACCAACAATCACATTAAACGACATTAAAGACAATAGTGCTAATGATGAAAAATGCGAAATGACTGATGTTAAAAGAAACATCTGGAATAATAGAATTAATGGAGATAGTGATTTTAGCTGCACATTAGGGCGAATTGAAAACAGACCAAATTCAATGTTTAATAATAATTATTTATATGGTAACAAGCCACTAAATACTATTTCATCAAAAAAGAATGATGTGCTTTTTGATGAACCAAGACATTGTAATTTTAACGAAAACACATCCGGACAAACATATCCAAAAGATTATAACTTTTTAAATATGCCTTATTTGTATTTAATAGGAATGAGTGTGCCACCTGTAATGATGGCTCAAATTTCAACTAAAATATACGAACAATGGCTGTCGAAGTTGTAGATGCGTCTTTTGGAATTGCACCTAACGTTGTATTATTGTCGTCAGGTGGCGACAAAATAAAAACTAATTTTTAAATTTAAGACAAATTATGAAAGCACAAAACAATATTTCAATTAAAGACCAAACCGCCACTTGCGACAATAATGTGTTAGTGGCTGGCATAATTTCATACGAAGGTCGTCAATGGTTAGCGGAAGAATATTCAGAAGAAATTGGAAACGGTGCTTGGATGGCAAGTCCAATTTATCATACCGATAATGGGCTAGAAGTTCGCCCTGCAGGTGGCAATTGGTGTTTTAAAAGTCGCGGAGCAGTTCCATCTATTTTAGAACCTAAAAAGCAAAAAGAAGTTTACGAAAGTTGGATTAAACATTTGCAAAAAACAATCAACTTTTTAAGAGGTAAATTTCCAGAAGTTGAATTGGATTATAAAAATAAAATTTCGTTTTGGCAAAGTTTGGCAGATGCTTGCCACTAACGTTAAAGCATAACAGTAGTTTAGGGAAAGTAAGCCTAATCTATCGGAGTTAAAACCAAAGATTCCAAGTACAAAAATAATTATAAATCCAGCCTAATGCCTAAATTACTGTTATGCAGTGTTAGGGAATCGGTTACATATTTACAAGCTATGAAAATCACAGAAAAACAATACCAAAAAGCATTGCTTGTAATTAAGCAATACGAAACTCAACAAAAACCTAAAGATATTTTTGAATTATTAAGACAAGGTTATGATGCGGAAGTGATAAAATACATTATAGAAAAATGCGATTTTGAAATTGACGAAACGTTTTTTCATAGAGATATTGCTTACGGTCTTGAAGTAGTTATTGAAAGAAAAAAAGCAAACGAACCAATTGCGATTGGAGCTATTGAATTTTTAAAAGCAATAGAAAAACAAGATCGTTTAACTCATCAAGATTATCTTGATTTTGGCTGATTTTCTATAACTGTTCCCTAACGCCCCGCAGCTACAAGATGAACTGGATAAAACAAGCCGTGTCACTTCCGAGTTGCACAATCAATACTGAAACAAAACAATTAATAAATTAAAAACTAATACCCGTTTATATTGTAACTGCTGTTAGCAGACGTTGTGGGTATTTAAAACAAAACGTGATTATGAAAAATTATTTAGCATTTTATGGAATGGTTTATTACCCATCAGGCGGAATGGATGACTTATTAGGGGATTTTGATACATTAGAGGAAGCTATCGAATCTATTACAAAAAAAAATAATGAATCCGATGGAGGTAGCTGGAGTTACTGTTGGGCAAATGTTTATAGTTTACAAGATAGAATTGAAGTTTACACAACTTAATTTCTTCTCAAAACGATTAGTAACAATGTTTGCTAACGTTCGACGGCTATACGATGGTTGGGATAAGATAGCCGTAATTTTTCCGATTAACACAAATTATCCCGACACAAAACAGACTTTAAATTAAACAATTAACCCAACTATTGTATAACCGTTGTTAGCAGTAGTTATAATACTCAAATTATTATGTACACAAAAGAACAATTAAACAAATTAGGTTTTAAAGAAGTAAAAGACCAAGAAACAGGAATTATTGATTTTGTAAATAAAGTTACAAGCAATGTTCATTTAGTTTTAAGCCCAATGTTAGAAGAATTATTTATTTGGATTTTAGAAGATGGTGGCGATGAAGATTCAGATGGAACAAAATTAATTATTGATACTTCTGATTTGGAGCAAGCAATTGAATTATGTAAGATTATTGTCGGTGTTGACGATGGCTTCTAATAATTACTGCTAACTCATTTATTGACGAATAAAAAGTAATACTTATTATACAAAACCACGTACTATTAAATTTTCAGACAATACGCTTAAAAAAGAATATTGTCCGTTTTAGAATTAAATATAACTCAATATAATAAATAGAAATTATGAAAACAGAAAATACCGAAAACGAGGCATTGAACAAAAACGATGTTAGCGGTTCGTTACTTTCGGATTTAAACTACTGGAAGCAAAGATGTTTATTAGCTGAAAAATGTTTAGAAGAAAGTCCTAATGACCCAGACATAACAAGTGAGCAAATTAAAGCTCATAATTCTTACCACAAGTTCATTAGTCACTACGGCAATGACCGCTAACGTTCCCACGATAGGGGCTGTTTGCCTATGCGGTTAGTAGATTACGCCACTAGCTACAAACGTGTGCTAGTAGCTGGACGGATATTAAAGATAAATTAACTTATAAAAACTAAATAAAATGGATAAGGAACTAAAAATTACAGATAGACAAATTGCACACCTAAGAGAAGAAATTAGCAGAGTGCAAAGACAAGTACAATTAATCAAACAAGGCAAAACTCATTTAGGAGATAAAAATCGAATGGATATTGCTGTTGATTGTTGTAAAGAAATTGACCGTGTATTATGTGAATTGTAGTCTTGCTACTAACTCACAAATATACACAATACCATTTTCAACTATCTAATTTAGGTATTGCGTAAAAATAAATATTAACAATTAAATAAATAGAAATTATGAAAACACACACAATTGACCAAGAAGCATTAAGAGAATGGCAACAAGAAGAAAAAGTAATTTTTGCAAGTAGCACAAAAGAAGACAAACAATTGCATTGTACTTTAAGAGGCAGTTATGAGGTTTGGCATAAAAAAGAAATAGTTTTAGAAACTATGCAGGCAGGAAAAGCAGTTGAAAAATACAACTCAATATAACATAAAAAAACCCTAACATTACGCTAGGGTTTTTTTATATAATTCACAATCATAACAATTACAAACATGATTATTAAAAGCCAAAATAGCTTTGTAGAAAGACTTTCTATTAGTTGCGTGTAGTCTTTTTCTTTTTCTTTAACTTCTTGCTTTAAATCGGTGTTTTTGGAAGTACTGTCTTTATAAATGATCCTTTCACTTGTATTGGTAAAAGTTGCCTTTGTATTATAATATTCTTTGCCGTTTATTAAAATTGGTTTTTCTAAATTAATAGGCTCTAAACTCCAGCCTTCTGAAAATTTAGTAGCATCTATATTTACAATTGAAGTGCTGTCTGTTTTTAATTCCGTTTCTGTATTGGTTTTTTTAACCGTTGCACACTCGATAAAAAATAAAGGGATTATTAAAATAAGTTTTTTCATTGTTTTTTACCAAAGATAAGAAATAAGTTGTATATTTGATTTTCATAATTAGTTTTTTTTTAGTTAATTAAATCCGTAGTATTATTTATTACGGATTTTTTTTGTATATTAGCTATTATCTTTGTAACGCATATGAATAAATTGTTTGTTCCACGACAAACAAAAAACCCCTACTCAAACGAATAGGGGTTTTTTATTATTCAACGTGTGCAAATATGGCTACACTTTTATTTCTTTTTCGCCTCATTACTTGACCACCATTCGAGTCGTTACCTACTGCAGTATTTCCTTCAATTGTTTCAAATTCATTATCACTTAACCACTTTACGAAAATTCCCGTGTGGTCGTAACGTCCGTCTTTATTCCAGTCAAAAAAAACAATGTCACCAGCAATTGGTTTAGTTGTGATTTGGTTATTCTTTTTAAAGTACGCTACTGCTGTTTGACATCCTGCAAATCCTTTTGTAAATCCTATTTTTGGAAGCGGAAAGCCTGCGGTTGAATAAACCCAACTCACAAACATTCCGCACCATGCTACGCCGTCAAAACCAAACCATTTACCGTATTTTGTTTTATTTGAATTAATTGGTTTTTCTACTTGTCCGATTTCTTTTTCTGCAATTCTTATAATTTCATTCATTTTTTATTTTTTTTCAAGTTTATAAACACGTACTATTTTCGTCAATTTTCTTCATTAGTTTTTCTATTGTAAACACTATTAAATTTCCTATTTTCTCCAATAGCATACTTATAAAATCATTCGACTTATATTCTTTCATATCATAAATACTTCTACAATTATAAACAACAGACAAGCCTTCGTTTAATATCATTATCTTCATAACAACAGATACGGCAACTTTAAATTCCTCAAATCCTAATCCTTTAGCCATTAAAGCCAAAGCCATGATAATGATTAAAAGAACCGATTTTTTAAGCAAACCAACCGATAAAACGGATTTTTTAAAAGTCATTTCGGGAAGTGTAGCCGATTTTATGGCACCTGTAACCATATCAAAAGCAATAAGTATAATCAAACACTTTGCAATATAGCCATCTATCTGCAAACTAACAAAATACCCATAACAACAGGCTTTAATTTCATTTATATATTTCTCCATGTCGCTACAAATAAAAGGCCAATAACAGACAGAATACTATAATTCACTAATCCTGAGTAAGTACTCCAACAAACAGGAAACAATAAAAAAGTAATGTTTAAGAAGTAGTACAAAGCAAGAAATATCACAATTAACTTTTGACGTTTGCAAAACCTTAATCTTTCAGAATGGTAATTTATAGCCACAAAAATAATAAATAAAGAAATGTTGCAAAGCAATGGATAAATAAACTCTACGTAACTTTGGGGAGTTGTGTAGTCTTGAATTTTCATAGAAAATAATTCTATAATAATCAATGCAAAAAATGCGTAAAGTTTTGATTGTTTTTTAATTTTTTCGTTTACTGCCTTTGCTATTCTGCAAACTGTACAGGTTCCTTTTGGATTTGCTGCCATACTTCTATTTATTTAATTGTGTTAGTGGATAAAATGGTTTTATAATAATTAAGCCTATTAATCGGCTGTATGCTGAAATAAAATCGACTTGTAATGTTCTCATGTCTTTTACGTATTGCAAATCTAATTTAAAAGATTCTTTTAACCAGTTCAAATAAGATAAATTAGAAATATGAATATATCCAAAGTCATGGTTTCCTGCAGGCGCATCGTATTGAAAAATAGTATCTCGATCCCTTACAATTGTTGCGCCGTCATAACTATAAATGTTAGGGTAGTTTTTGAAAGCGTCGAAAGATTCCATCCACCTTTCCATGTCCTTAACTCCGAAATCATTTAGCACCATTATTAAATGCTGTCTTTTAATTGCGAGTATTTCTCTTGGCTGTAAAAAGAACTCGCTTTTAGAATGCTTATATAGATAAAAAGCGTATGCGAAAATTAATAAAGTTATAATCATAGTGAGTCGAATTGAGTTTTTAAATCATAAAATCCTTGTAAATCTGTAATTAAATGTAAATCCTGCAATAGCAAAAAACCTGCATCTAATTTTTCAAACTGCATTAAATCTAAACGTGTTAGTGATGTAATTCTAAACACTTCACTTAATGCTGTTAATTCTTCGTATAAGAAACTGCCTAAAGCAAATTTTGTTAATACAATGTAGCAGAATAATTGCATCCGTGTTAATCCTGTTGTAGGGATTTCTACTCCATTAATTGAATTTAGATAAGCAATTGTTTCATTTAATTTTTCCCCTGCAAAATCTATTTCACATTCAACATAATACATTGAATTGAAAAGTGTTTGATTTGTAATTTTTCCCGTAGCTAAATACGTTTCTGCAAGTAATTTTTTTCTTGGATAAACAATTTCTTTTAAATCGTTCAAATCTTTATCCGTCAAATAATCGAATTTAGAAGCTTCTTTTCCTATTGCTCTACGCAAAGCAGAGCGATTTAATTTAGCTGATTCTGCGCTTATTTTTTCAAGATATTTCTGGAATTTTCTTGCGTTTTCCGCTTCAATTTCTTCCGCTGTAAAGTCAATTACTTCTTTTGTGACAATGTCGTTTACTAGTACGTATTCCGAACTTAAACGCTGTAAGTTTGTTGTTGTTGGAATAACCACCTCACGCCAGCCGTGTGCATAATGATTGGTACTTTGCGAATAGTTGTGAATTTCAAAACCGTCCACCACCCAAACATTAGGGATTTCATTATAAACTATCTGTATATTTTTTAAATTTGCTATCATAATTTTAAATTAAAGTTTGACCTAAAAGTCCCTTGTTGTAAGCTTCTAAAACTTCACTTGCACTCCAAACCCTGTTTTTATAAATATACGCTTCGTCAATAAATCCTTTGTGCTTGTTACCGTTAGCTATATTGTAGTTAGCGTTTCCAAAATTAGCGTTAAGCGTATTGTTTCCCATAGTTACGTAAGTTCCGCCTTGTTGTTTAGTAGTTGTTATTTCCAAGCCGTTTATGTATATTTTTTCGTTTCCTATTCCGTTGTCCGTATAACAAATGTGATACCACGTATTAATGACAAAAGGATTTGAAGCGCTGTATATGTATCGGAACGCACCAAGATTATTATCTTGGTATTTTAAGAAATAAAGCGAACCGTTAAAAGCAAATCTGTAACCTGAATAAGGCGGATTGTCTGCGCTTGATTTAGTGAAAAAATTACTTATAACGTTTAAAGAATGAAATCTCACCCACATTGAGACTGTAAAAATTGTATCTACAGTTCCGTTTGAAAAATTAAAATCAGTCGTATGTGGAACAGTAACACAATTTAGATTAATATCATTTACGAAATCAATTGCATTTCCAACCTTACCTGTTGAAAAAGTCGGTGAACCTACAATTGTACCGTTGTGATTTTTACCGCTAAAATCATTTGCATCACTATTAAACCTATAATAGCCTACTAAATCAGCTAAATAAGGACTAACGGCTCCACCAATCGGAGAAAAAAACATTTTCTTACTCATAATTAAGTCGGTTGTACGATTTGAACTTTTCTATCCGTTCCAAGTGTTTGCACAGTAATAGTATTTAAAGGCGAAGTTCCTATATAAGAACCCGTAATGAAACCAGTCCAACCAGCTGGATATGTAAGTGAAAAATTACCATTTACTTGCAAGTTTATAGTTTTAGTTTTTCCACTTGCTGGTAAATTACTTTCAGTTAAGGTTGTATTTCCTGTAAGTGTTAATCTCCAAACATCGCCAGCAGAATAATCAATATTATAAGTGCCGGATACCGATGCGTTTGTTATGATAGTTTCGTTTTTAGGAACAAATAACTTATTATCTGCTCCTAGTTGTAAAGCGTTATCTGCATCAGAACTTATATAGCTTGAAGCTGTTGGAATAATGCCGTTTGTATCTATTCCTGTATAACCTAACTCGGTTAAACGATTTTCTAAATCTGTGAAATTAGTAAATAATTCGGCAGTTCCTAAATAATCAAAAACAGAAATTTCTAAAACATCATACTCTCTTTTTTTTGCTCCATAAGCCTCAACAAGAAAAGCTTTGTTTAGTTCTTGTTTAAAGCTAAAACGACCTAAAAAGAATTCACCGTCTATGCTATCAGCGTGTTTAAAACTTCCACTTTCTAGTTTTCTAATTTGTAAAGTACTCATCTTAAAAAGCTTTTGATTTTCTTGAAATCTTAATATTCCTTCTGCCTATTGTAACCGTTCCTGAATCTACTCTAGCATATAACTTACCACCGTTAGTTAAAAAAGTGCCTAATGTATGATAATCCAATGGAATACTTTGATCATAAGGAGCGTTCCCAATTGTTTGAATGAAACCTGTAAAAGCTTTATTTGTTCCTGCAGCCCCTCCACTAATATCAATAATTAATTCAATTGCATTCGGCGAGCCTGTTTTGGCCGTTATAGTAACATCAAGTTTACCATCGTAGTCGTCGCCTACAGAAATAGGTGTTATTTTACTGCCTACCCATAATTGAGAAGTGCCTCTAATTTCTAAAGGTAAATAATCGCTAACATTTGCTCCTAATGCATCGATTGAAATCTGCGTGTAAGTTGTTCCTATTGTAATTGTTGGAGTTACTAAGCTATCGACATAATACGCCCAGCCAGTTGTTGGGTTTTTAAAATAATCAACTGGTAAGCTGTACGGCGTTGGAATACCTAAAAATCTATTGTCTACCTCTACTTTAAAACCTGAAAAACCTAATATGTAATTAGGTTCTGGTACGCCAAAACCACCATTGCTTATCTCAAAAGTAAAATTCACATCACTTGGAGTTGGTACACTGTAGCTAAAACCGAATGTATAGTGTTTTCTTAAAGTCAATGTTCTAATATCTATCTCTTTTTCAAAAGTGTCTAATAATGTTACGCCGTAAAATACGTTTACCTTAAAAGTAACTAATTGAACAGTATCAAATTCTGTATGAATAGGATATAGAGAAAACTGAAATAGATTTTGTTGGCTTGTAATTGCTGTATATTTCAAAGCATCGCCTAAATTAAAAGCCACACTAGAACCTGTGAAAAAATCTATATTTCCACTATTGTATATAAATGTTTTGGAATATTTCGAAAAATCTAACTCATCAGAATAACTATCTATATCGTAAGTTCCGTCTCCAACAAAAGAAACGGTCGGCGTTGTGTTTAATAAAGAGTCAACGCTTAAAATATTATCAGAATATTTATTGCTAAAATTTGTTATTTGTATTAATTGTGACATATTTTTTTAATTTTCTGTTAAATATTCAATGTTTAAATAAACCACTCCAAACGCTCCTAATGTTTCAACACATAGTTTGTTATCTTCAAGATATAGTTTTACGGGGTCGCCCGACACTGTTGCGCATAATGTAGGTGCGCCACCTATACCATCAATTGCAAAGTTTGGAAAATACTCACTATTTACAATTTCGAAAAAGTTTGAAACTTCTCCCGCGATTATAGCGGTTGAATTATTTATTAAATTACCTTTTATTGTAACTTTTCGCCCTTGTTTACAAAAGAAAACGTTATATTGTAAATTAGGATTTGAAGCGTTTTCTGTCGTTATGCTATTTACTAGATGCGTTTCGTTTATTACAGTTCCGTAAGAATTAGCTAATAAAGCATCTTCTACGTCTGCGTGTTCTGTTTTATCTATTAAAGCTGGATTACTTCTAATTAAAGAAGTAATTAATCCTTGTATTACTGATTTAATTGCCATAGTTTAGTTTGTAAAATATTGTGAATTATTATATTGCGTGTTGTTATAATGTCCTTCTTGTATGCTGAAATTCCAAGTACTTGAATTTGCTGTAAAAGTTTGTCCTAAAACGCTTGTAGCCTCAAATAAAACGTAATACTCTCCAGTTTCTAATGTGGGTAAATCGAAGAAAAAAGTATTGTTTAAAACCAATGGGATAATGTTTTCTAATAAAGAACCGTTAAAATATAACTGAACATTATTAACAGATTGTAAATCGTAATTAAAACCTGCTTGCGCTTCAATAGGTAAAGCTGATAAAGCGTAATTTCCTAAAGGATTGTAAAAACCAACAAAAGGAGGCGCTATTTGATAATCTGCAATGTAAGTATCATTAGCTTCAAATTGACCCTTAAAAGTACTAGAAAACTGATTCGCCATACCTTGCCTTTCGTCGCTTTGCACATTTTCGCTAACCTTAAATCTTACGCCGTTTAAATAAACAACGTCGCTATTTAACGCAACCATTAAACGATCAATTGTAAAAGTATCTATATCTTCTATAACGTAAGAATATTCTAAGGCCTGAGTTGTACGACTTCTTCTAATGTCGCCATTTGTCAAAGTAGTAATTTTAGTATTTTCCTTAGTGCTTGGTAAATTATAAAACGCTTTTATTTCAATAGATTGGTAATAATTTGCCCTATCGTAGCTAACCCCTTGGTAATAAGAATAGTTTTTATAATCTAATCTAATTGTTTGAACATTATCAGTTACTAAAATCGGATTACTCCATAATGTTAAATCGCTTCCTGTGTGTTTGAATCTTAGAAATAAGTTTTTGTTGTAAAAATCTGTTTTAATTGGTGCAATTTCAAAAGCTATTTGATAAATTCCGTTAATGTCTTGGAACTCATTAATATAAATTTTATTAGTAATATCTAACATTGCGTTATCCGCACAATCCACCAATTCAACTATATAACTGTCGTCAAAGGCAATGTTAGTTAAACTATTACTAATTTGTAAAAACTTATTTGTTGGAGAAATAACAATAGTGTCTTTGTAAATGTATTGACTGCTCACCATCATTTCGCCCTTAGCTACTGAAAAATCAGTAACTAAACGCAAAAAAGACTTGTCTAATGTATCTATATTCATAAAGATTCTATCGCATTAATAAGGTTATCAATGTTTTCATAAGTAATTCCATTAATCGCAACCTTATCGAATTTTGTTCTATTACACAAATTTATAGAATTTTTATCAAAAAATTGGATAAAATCGTTAAAAATATTGTAATTTTTTACATTTGCAGTTTTTTCATCATATCCAACTTCATTAATTCGCAATAATCCACCTGAAAAAGTAACGTTTAAAAAGTCGCTTTCGTTCTTAACTTCTAATTCTAATTCTAATTCTTCATTATTCCATAGGTAATTCGCTTCTTTTATATAACCTTTAATTATTGCTCCACTAGGATTTTGAACTCGAATAAATCCACGTACATTTTGAATGTCATTTAATAATTGTACGGCTTGTTCAAAACCACATGTTACACTTGTTTTGTAAATATCCTGATTTAGTATTTTTTTACTAGCAATATCACTTATTAAAATATCCTCATTTTCTTTTATTGGTAAAGGTTCGCCAACAAACTGTGTAGTACATTCTCCGTTTGATTTGAAATAAGTATTTTTAATTTTCTTAGTCGGTATAAATTTTCCGTAAGTTGCTAATACTTCAAACCAATGCTTAATATTTCTTTTTATAGAATAACGTAAATTTCCGAAGTTATCAGAATTACGTAAGTTTTCCGAAAAAATCAATCCTTCGTTTGTTCTATTTGTGTATAAAACATTCGTTAACGGATAATCAATAGTTATGAAATTTGTGCCAGTTCCGTCAGCTCCAGAAAATGACAATGTCAAAATGCTTGGAGTTATCGCAAAAACAACACGACTTACTCCAGTTTCTATAATAGTGTCGCCAACATTAAAGCCTAATTGATCCCAGCTAAATGTATTATCTGAAACTATTTTAGTAGTTCCTTGAGTACCGTTTGTTTGCCAAGTAAGTAATCTCGTAAATTTATTTCTTGAATTTGGTGGCAATAAAGTAATATCGGCAATAAGTATGTTATCGTCTGTGCTGTCTGAATTGTTGTTTGTAGAAAAAACAGACTTTCTAGCTGTTTCAATAGTAAAAAAATCACGAATAAAAGGTAATTTAAAACTTTTTGTATTTATGGAGTTTTTAGCCTGTGGAAACCACTCGCTATCTGTATGTATTGCATCAACTGTATTTCTTTCGTTTCTGTCTTGCTCGTACTTTTCATAACCAAATACAAATTTATTTACTAAATACTTAATATTTTTAATAATGTTTGAATCGTAAGTAGGTAATTCTAAAAAACCGCCCATGTCTACATTTCTGTAAAAATCAGGGTATTGCCCTATATAAATTTTGTCATTATTTATCTGAGCATAAGCGCATTGCTCAAGTAAATGTTCTTTAGTGTCTTTTAACTTTAAATAAAAAGGACTTGTCGTGTTTTGTTTAATTAAGTTTTTTGTAAATAAAAAATTGTCGTAAAACTCGCCACCTACATCGTACTTTTCAGCATCAACTGGCAAACTTCCTATTGCTTTGTAATTTTGTTTAATTAAATCAATCCATCGAACTGCATTAATTACTGAGCTTATTGCTGTTGAAGTTGCTGTTATTTCAATAGATTCACAACTTGCGTTTACGGTAGCATTACCTAAAATAGCACCTGTTGGAAAATTAGGCACGAAAGTAGTAAATGAAATTATTATATGTTGTCCAGAAGGCAAAGAAGGAATTGTTAACTCGTAATCTAAGTTAGTTACTGAAAATCCACCAAATGAGTTAGGAACAATGTTAACAATAGTTGATTCTGTTGAAAAATAACCCGCTCCATATTGAATTATTAAACCGCATTGAACCGTACCTGAAGCATTTATAAAAGCTGTTAATTTATTTATTTTAATTTTTATATTGCTTAAATCTTCTTTTGCAACTATCATTCTTGCACCTCTTCTTATTTCTCTTACTTCGTCGTTTGATGAAAGAGGTGGTGTATAATAACTTTCAAACTGCACAAAACTATTATCTATGGCGTAATCTGTAAGCTGTGAGTTACTTAAAGGAATGTAAAAACTGTCTTGTCCGAAATGATTATATACTTTGTTTTCTAAATTAAAGCTTTCCCATTTACTGCCTGAGTAAGTAGGCTTCGCTTTTAAAAACATTCTTTGCACAGGAATTGGCGTAATTGTATTATCGTCCAAATCCTTATCGCTTAATAAGTCAATAATAATATCTTCACGCTTTTTTATTAAAGCCTGATTATTATTTTGAATTACTCGGCACTTAACATAAGTTTCGTTATCTGTTTCAAAGTCTTTATTAAAGTCGATATTTCCAGTTGTGAAACTAACGCCATTTTTTTTAAGTATGTATTTTACGTCCGCTTCGTTTCCGTTGTTTTTATTTTCTTCAATCAATAATTCAACGCCACTTTGTAAATGATTTATTAAAACACCATCGTTATTCATGTATGAGCCAATAGGTGCGCCGTAATTAATTGCAAATTCCAGTTGACTTTCTTCGTTGCCGTAATAAGTGTCTCTTGCTATGTCGTCCTGAACTACTTTAAAATTTGATTGGTCAAAATTTGTAGGTACTATTATTTCAGTTTCGACACCTCCTATTTCTAAGAAGTGTCGAAATGAATTTGTTTCTATTGGATTGTTCATATTATACGTTTTTTCCTTTAAAGTAGTCTGTGTCTATTCTTTTGTTATTAAGAAACACTTGCGTATCACTTCCTTTATTGCTTTGCATTGTTTTGGCTAATTTACTAATTCCAGCGTTAAAATCCTGAGTAGTTAGTGAATTTTGTTGCGAAATACTTTCTACCATTCCACGCATTGGCTGTATTCCCACAGTAGATAACTGTTTGTTGATTACTTCATTCCATTGGTCGTGAGTAAAAATCTGTGTACCCTTTGGTCGGTTCATTACAACATTTCGCCCTGTTGGCTTTTCTATTTTTCCGTCTGGCGTTACAATTGTTTCTCTAAAATTTGCGCCTTTACCGTCGTTAACCATCATTAAACCCCCATCGTGTTCTCCTCCTTTCCAGAACTGCGGTATTTCTTGCGCTGAAACCATGGCTATTTGAGCCCCCCCGATTGCTCCCATAGCAATTGCTAAAGGAATACCCGCTGGGAAACCTACTTTTGCATAAGTCGCTAGAACCGCCTGAGCTGTATTTGTTATTATATTAAATATAGCAAGTCTTTTTTGAGCTTCTGCCTCCCTTCTTTGTATTGCTTTCTTACGTTCTTCGTATTGGCGTTCTATTTCTTCTCTAGCTGTTCCGCTTTCTCCTGCAAATTTTACTGATATTTCCTTTTGCATTTCTAAACGTGAATATTCCGCATCAAAATTGTTTTGACTCGCTTGTGCTATTGTGTTAAACGCTTCTTGGAATGCTTCTGAAATTGCAAGAGCAGCTGTAGCTCCGCCTTCTTTTAATAACTTAAAATTATCTTTAATTAAGTCAAAAGTTTTGCTAAATCCACTTTCAGAGGTAAAAGAATCTATAAAGCTATCGAAATAATCTGTATTTTTTTCTTTGGCTTTTTCTGTTTCTTCTGAAACACCTTTTATTTTATTAATTAATTCGTCATAAAACTTTATTTGACTTTCAATTTTGGCGAACTCTTGGTTTGTTTCAGATTGCGTTTGTTGTACTTTTCTTAATTCAGTTATTAAACTTTCATAATACTCAATTGTTCCGTATTTTAAAGTTTTTTCAGTTTCTTCATTTGATTTTTTTTGCGCACTTGTTAAAGTTTCTAGCCATTTAGCATAAAAAGCAATTCCTCCCCCGATTTCTCTGTATGCTTCTGAGGTTGTAGATGTTTTACTTCTAGTTTCTTCTAATAATGAAATTTGCTTTTTTAACCACGCCTCAGTACCAAAAATTAACTGTTCTTCTTCTTTTTGAACTTTTACGGTATTTGCTTTTGTTGTATTGTAGTTTTGAGTTTTTTTATCAACTGTTTCAATAACTTTTCCGTAATTATCTGCGCTTTCTTTTACTTGTTTCCAATAAGCTAAGTCAAAATTTGCTCTTTCAATTTCTTCTTTTAAATCTTTTTCACTTTTACCAAAATTAGGATTAAATGTTCTTTTTAAAAAAGTGCTTTGTTGCTCTTCTGTTTTTTTTAATTGTTCATTTAATTTTATTATTTTACCCGTATATTTATCAATATTCTTATCCGCTGTATTGCTTAAACTTTCAGCTTGTCCAATACTAGGGTTTAACTTTCTGCTAAGTTCGTTTAGCTCTTTTTGAAGCTTAGGGTCGTTATAACCTGCACGCATTTCGTCTTTAATATCAGAAATACGTTTTCTAATACTAGCCCTTTCTTTTGCCGAAAGTTCTACATCACTACTATTTAAACGAATATTTTCATCAAAGAATTTTTTTCCTGCTTTTTCTCCTTTTGCCCCTGCTTGCTTATATAAATCGTTCCAAGAAGTATTTACACGAATTAACAAATTAGCAATTTTGTTTAATCCGTCAACTATGAATTTAAAAAATTGACTAATTCCTCCAGTTTCGCTTTCGTTTAAACTTCTAACTAATTCCGTCCAGCTATTTTTTAATCTGTTTTGTGAAGCAGCTAATGTTTCGACTCTTTGTATAGTTTCAATTCCGTAAACTTTTTCTAACTCACGGGCAAATTTAGGTAATACTTCATCGGCTAAAAGCTTACCGTCCTTCATTAATTTACCTAACTCTACCTCAGTAACACCTACCGCCTTTGCCATAATACCAAAAGCACCCGGCAAAGCTTCGCCTAATTGACCTCGTAATTCCTCAGCTGAAACTACGCCTTTAGACATCATTTGGTTAAGCGCTAAAAATGCACGTTCTTGATTTTCAACTGATAACCCCATAGTCGCCCCAGCCTTTGAAACGCTTCTAAAAATATTTTCAATTTCCGTGGCTGATATTTTGTCTTTTGCACTTACATAAAACTGGGTGAATTGCTTTGTAAGACTGTTTATTTCTAATCCATAAGCCTCGGAAACATCACGCAAAAACGCTTGACTTCTTGCCATTTGTTCCTGTGTCCCTGTTACTTGTCTTAGTGCGTTATCTAATGTTTGTAATTCCTTAGTAGTTTGAAATACACTTGTTGCAATACCAGCAAACAAAGTTACACCGCCAGCAATACCGAACGCACCTATCAAATCTCTTAAACCAGAAAAAGCCTGTCTATAATTACCTACGTTACGATTAAATCTACCTACCGCACGATCAGCACTTTGAATACGACGATCCAGCCCTTGAAAAGCAGTCTGTGCTTCTCTTATTTCACGATTATATTGTGATTGGGTTTGATTTGCTGTTCTACCTCTTGCGATTAAGTCCTGTAATCTTCTGGATGCGATTTGATGTTGTGCGTTAAGGTTGTTATAAGCGCCAACTAAAGCACTTGTAGCTCTTGTTTGTCTGTCCGCATTTTGAGCAAGTTCCCTTTGATTTACAATTTCTTCACTGGTTCTTTGAACTCTTTCTCTTGATGCAGTTGTCTGTCTTTGTCTTAAACTAGCTAATTGAGTTTCTACTTGCAATAATCTTGCTTGTGTTTCTTGTAGTGCTCTATTTCTATCTGATAATTCAGATAATAAACGCAAATATTGACTTGGAATATTTGAGAAAGAACCTGTGTAATTAGATACGGCAGTTGCGCCTGCGTTTAACCTTCTTATGTTCTCGTCTAAAGTTTTGTTTAGTTTATCAACTACTCTTTCTAAATCGACTATATTATCTTTTACTTCCGCCATCTTGTCTCTGTTTACTTATTTCTTGTGCTTTGTTTAATAGTTCTATCCACTTTATAACGTTTGTCTTACTTATATCTACCTCACGACCTAACACTTGTTCTACATCGACTAATTGCTTTTCAAAAGTATAGTTTTTTTCTTCGAATTTCTCTTCGTTTTCGCCGTATTTTCTATTGTACGTTAATTCGTTTGAGTTAATTAATTTAGCTATAATCTCTATGTTTTCATCAATAGTATTAAAGCTTCCGAACTTTGCATATTTAGAAACTATTTTAACGCAATCATAAACTTCATTTTCTTTGTGCAAAGGGTTTTTTATTACTTTGTAATTTTTTTTAATAGACTCCAAAGCACTTACACAGTCTTTTAGAATTAAAATCTTAGATGAAAGCTGTATTTTTTCCTGTGTTTCTCTTAAACTTTTCTTTGCATACGAATTATTTAACCTTAAAAAATAATCATCGTAAAGCTCGCTAAATTTATGACTAATTAAAGCGTTTTCTTTTGACGTGTATTTTTTACTTTTATCAAATTCTGTATCTAATAAATAGAAGTTTTGAGTTGTTAAAATTTCGTTCCATAACTCTATATTAATCTGGCTTAAATTCTGAAATATGGAAATATTCGTTTGGATTTTCCTTAGCCATAATTTCTTTAAAATATTCTTTTCTCGTAATGCTCCAATCAGTTTTTTCATCTTTTCTATAAACATAAAATTCAGTTCCTAATTTATCAAACTCCTCTTTTTTTCTTTTAACGACCGCAAAAAAGCTACTGTCGAATGATTTTCCACAAGTTATACAAGCCATACTTTTTTTAAATAAATTTCAAAAGCTTTTAAGTAAAGAGTGTTAAATAATTCATTTGTTTGCTCTTTACTCATGTTAAAATTTTCAATTCCGTATTTATCCGATATTTTCTCGAATTTACTATCTGTTGAAAATATTTCATATTCTTTGTTGTTTCTTTTTTTTACAGTCAATCCACGACCTAGCGCACCCGTCAAAGTTAAATCGACATTACCATTAGCCGAAGAGTTTATTCCTACTTTAAACATTCTATAAGATGAGCTTCTGTAATTCCCTATAACACCTCCGTTCGGGTCTTTACCGAATAACCAGCGTTTTCTAATGCCATCAACAATGTTTGTGCTGTTAAATATTATCAGAGTTCCAATCGTTTGACTTATCTGACTTTTTTCTCTTGTTGCTTTTTGTAGTAGTTGTTTGTAATTCATCTTTGACTAATTTTGAAGCATTTATAAGTGCTTTTAGTTCTTTTTCCGTACGTGCCGGATTTGCTTTTCGTAAAATTGGCAAAATTGCATCGTAACTCCAAACTACATTTTCTGAAAAATCTACGTTTAATATTTTCATGTACTTTTATTTTAAAAAAATGCCCCTCTGATTTAGAGAGGCATTTAATATTTATTATTAAATTTATAAATTAAGCAGTAACAACAGAAGTTAACACATTAGATTTATAATACTTTAATTCAGTATCTGCAACAATCCCTTTTAAAGAAATTGTAATTACTTCACCTGTATTAGTAGAAGTAACAAAATTTAAAGAAATATTTTCACCAGATAAAACAACAGTTGAAATAGCTCTAGCAACTCCATTTACTTTCAATTCCCAGTCCCCCACCGAATCAAATAATGAAGCGTAAGAAATTGAGTTATTGCAATTGTCAACTAAATTAACAACAATTTCTGTTACACTATCAGCTATTGGAGCAACTAAAGATACTTTAGTTTCAATAACATCATCAATTTCAGTAGGGTTAAAACCTAAAATTGTGTAAGGAATAAATACCCAAGTGTCTGTAAATTCTTTAGCGTTTTTAAACTGCATTGCGATTCTTGAATACTCAGTCTCTGTCGCTGATAAGAATTTAAATACGTTAGCATCTAACATTCCTAAATCAAAACCTTTTAACTTTGTGCCTTGTGAGTTAGTAGTTAAAAGAATACCGTTTGAAAAATATAATTGTGCATCCCATCTGCCCTGACCTTTTAATGACTGTAACCCTCTATCAAAACAATAACCGTTTCTAAAGTTTACATTATACATCGGTTTTCCTTCACGTACAGACTTCATAAATCCTTGTGGAGAAGTGTAACGCTCATTTTCTGGTGTAGCATCTTCAAAGGCATCTACATTTAATAATTGGTGCAATTTACCGTCAGTAATTAAACCTCTAAATACTGTCTCGGTATAACCGTTTGCTGTTGTGGCTAAAGTTGTTCCTTTGTCATTTAAACCAACCCCTAAAAAGTCGCTTAAATCCCCAATAGGGCAAGTCCCTACGCCTGTTCCAATAACAACGCCCTCGCATTGTCCTAATTGTTGGAATAATACCATATCTTTTTTATTTTTAAATTAATATACATTCTGGAGCAATCTCCATTTTTAACTTTAATATTTTTGCATCAACAATATCAATAGTAATGCTTTTTTTACCTTTTTCTGTTATTGTTTTAAAGTCGTTTGTTTCTGAACTTTCAACCCCGTAATTAGGCTCGTCATAATCTGGTAAAAACTTTGTGCCGTTTAATAAAGTAGTGTAAGGGTTTTGCCTTAAAGTATCGTTTACCATCTTGTAAGTTGGTTCTAAATAGTTCAAATAAGAAGTATTAAATCTCTTATCATTCATCATACTTGTTTCTTTGTTTCCAAAAAATAAATATAATTGACTATCTACTTTAATTTTACCGTTTGCAAGTCTTTCGTGTGGCGCTATTACATACCATATAAGAGGGTACTTTTGTTGTTGTCCTCTCATTTTTTCAGCTACCCAAAAGTTAAATTCTTTTTGATCACCAAAATGAAATTGAACAGACACATCGTCTTGACCTACTTTAATAGTCTTGCCCTCAAAAACCTTTTTTAAAGCCATTGCTACAATCATATTCCGAACTCGTTTTTAAAGTTTAAAGGTCTTGCGTTGTAGCCTGTATAATCTAGTTTGTTATCCATTAAAAACTGCAAGTAACTTACGTAACCATTGTTTGCATTGTGATTATAATAATCAACAAATAAAACACCGTTATAAAAATGATTTGTAGGTTCATTGCAATAAATACCTTGATACATTTCAACAAATTCATTCCATACATCAACTAAGTGTTGCGTTGGGTTAATATTAATGCCGTTTTTAGGTATTACTACTATTTGACCCATCGGCGAATTAATATCCGTTTGATAATGATTTACGTATGTGTAATGCGCTAGAATAGAAACTTTATAAAGCCCTTGTTCGTATTTTAAACCTTGCCAAGTATAATCCTTACCATCTTTAGTGTAAGTACAACCGTTTACCAAATTTAACCACTTCTGAGGTGCTGTATTAATCAGCACCCCGTCTATGATATTTGTGTCTAAATCAGCAAATAAAACATTGTTTAAAGTCATTTGTATAAATTGACGCACATATCTATCAATCGAAGTGTTTAAACTTACTAACTCAGTTGAGTTATGCTCTTCGATATTTGGTATCGAAATAGATTTTAAAAAATATGTTTTGTCAATTAAATACATTTGTTACTTTTTTGTTGTTTTCTTTACTTCTTTTGCCTCGAATAATTTAGCTACTTTCAAATCACTAACAAAAATGTTAGCATTATCCCTACTAAAAGTTTTTACTTCGCCTTTTTTAATACTTTCAAAATCGGCAGTAAACTCGATTTGTTTATCTGATTTTGCCATATTTTAAAATATTAAGTTGCTAAAGTTCCTAATGCAGCGGAAATACTTGTAACTTTTCTGAAGCCTCCTTTGTCAGCTTCTCTAATTAAGAAAGCTAATCTTTTACGAGCTTTTAAAGTCATTGCGTCTTCAATGAATTGATCTCCTACCATTCCAGTAGATAACTCAACCCCGCCAGTTTCGTAAATTTTAGCGTAACGAGTATCACAAACTACCAAAGTATTAGCTGGTGCAATATTCGATTCAATAACTACCATACCATCAATATTTCTACCGTCAGCAGAAACAAAAGGAGGTAAAAGATAATTGTTTTCTCCGTCTTTTTTTAACTTCATTTGGTTAATAACTGACTTACGAGCGATAACAGCGTTAGGCATATATTTCGAACCTCCTACTGTAGTAATGTCCTCAGATACTTTTATAATTAAATCATAAATATTAGCGTCAACAATTCCAGAAGCTACAGGTGTGTAAGCTGGAGACGATTGATATAACCCTACTAAAGTGTTAGATGCCCCTGTCCCGTTACATAATTGGCTGTCAACTACTAATTGTACGTTAGTATCTAAAAATAAAGACAACTCAGACGCAAACATTGCTTCGTCTTCTAAAAACTCTTCAGTAACTGGTAAAGTGTCCCCTATTTTTTCTAATACGATAGAACCTTTTTTGAATTTAGCAGTTGACTCTGGAAAAGCAGCGCCCTCAGCAACCGAAGCAGCCGCTCTCGCAATAGTAGCCTCATCCCAATCATAGTAGCGAATAGTTCCGTTGTGGTTTGAGCTAGATACTTGTACTTTTGGAAAAATATTATATAAAGATAATTTTCTAGTAGCTAATTGTCCAATGCCAGTTAAGTCAACTGCTTGTTGGTTGTTGGCGATAGAAGCTCTGTTTGAAATTGCTTTTAAAGTAACAGATTCCTTTGTTTCTCCTTTAGCGACTTTTGTAATTGCTTCTTTGTTTTCTGCGATTTCGCTTTTTAATGTTTTCACGCTTTCTTCTCCTTTAGATCCCTTTTCTAATAATTGTTTAGCAACTTCCGCCCCGATTACATCGTCTAAGTTTTTGTTAGCTTCGGCGATTTGAGCCTTTACAGCTTCTGAAATTTGCCCTTCTAATTGTTTGGCTTCGTGCGCCTTTAATTCTGTTTTGTATTGGTCTAACTGCTCAGCAGTCATAGCTTCCAATTCGGATGTGTTTTTGTAAACAAACATAAATTTTAATTTTAAATTACACTTAATTTTCTTTTAACTTCATGAGTGACCATTGTCGGCTCTTCTTTTATTTCGGGTGTGATTATATCGGCATCCGTTTTATTTTCTTGTTCAATCATTCCAGTAGCACTATTTGAACCAAATAAAACTAAGGAACTTTCATAAACGTTTTTAGCTTCATCTATTACGTGGAAATATATAATTTCCTCAAAATCTTCTTTATTAGAAATTAAATCGTAATATTCTTCATAAACTGCGTTTTGTTTAGCGTAATCGGGGTTATTTGATTTAAAAGCCGTCCTCATCTTAATGTACTGCATCCTAACACTAGCCTCTAATTTATAACCATCTTCAAGCCATTGTTTAGCCTCTTTGTTAGCTATTTTGTATTTTGCTACTTTATATATCAAAGAATAAGTTTCCCCTTCGTAAGACTTACCAAGCATTGAAAACGGTATTTTAGCCGTCATAAGCTCAACATCTTCTTTCATTGCAATAATTTCAGAACGTTTTAATGTATGGTCAAACACTAAAAACACTTTGCCTTGTTGCTCTTTTACGGTTTTTTTCCAGTTACCGTCTACGTGCATATCGTTGTGAGAATCCAAAATATTTGAAGAGTTAACAACAAAATAATAATAATTATCATCAAATTTTAAACCTTTGTTTGCATCAGAAGTTAAAGCTTTTTCAATTCCTTTTTGGTCGGTTACGATTTGCAATCCTTTATCAATAGATTTGTAAATCTGCCCTTTTTTAGCTGTATGAATAAGAGTTTCATTTTCGGCTAGTGCTTTAAATAAATCTTCTTTATTGTCAAAATCTTGCTTTAATTCTTTGCAGTATATCATTTTTTTACCGTTTTATTTTTTAGTAAAATATTTTTTCTTTGTTCTAATGCTTTTTTCATTTCTGGCGAAATATCTTTATCCTCTAGCATTTTATTTATTTCTTTAATATCCATAATTATTAATTTAAATATTTAATTACCCAAATCAACATCCCGTCGCAAACATTGTTTAAAATCTCTTTTCCTGTAAATAGCCACATTGGTATTGAAATAAACAGAGATATACAAGCGATTAAAAACATAAAAGGCAATATAAACAATACCGATAATCTTTTAAATATTTTAATATCCATAAATTTCTTTTAATTTATTGGTTATAATTGATTGTTCTAATCCTAATTCTTGCGCTATTTTTAAAGACTCTAATTCTTGTTTAGTGTTATTTACCTTTTCAGCTTCAAATACTGCGTTAAAAGGCAAGTGTTTAAATGAACCTCTGACCTCTTGCTTATCGAAAAGAATTTCTAATAAGTCAGAATGTTGTTGTGCCTTTGGCATTATCGAATAATCAATAAACGCCCCTATTGCTTTTTCTTTATTCTCGTATGTAGAACCTTTCGAAACAATATCTAAAACGTCCTTAGTCATTCCGTACATATTGCCGATAATGGTTAAATCGGCTAAATAACTATTATCTAAATCTAAACTTTTAAGGTTGCTAACTAACTGTTTAACATCAATCTTTTCTTTAGTAGCGTAAATCTCTTTATTACCTTGCAAACCTTTTGATATGCTTTGTTGTTCATTTTCGCCCATTGGGGTTGAGAAAACATCTTTGCTATCGTGTTGTCCACTAACGCTGAATTTTGTCGTATAAAATAAGGTTCTGTTTTTAGCTTTTAAACTTAACTCACTATTTTTAACTACTTGATACAGCGCGTCTAAACGACTATTCCCTCCTAACCAATCACCACTAATAGAAGTACTTAAATCTGATAAAATATGTAAGTTAGCTAGTTCTAAAGTTTGCCATTCTGCATTTTCATTAAACTTAGCTTTAAACTGCCCTTTTTTAGATTGTTTAGCTGTAAAACTAGAGAATGAATACTTGTTTATAGCTTTTAACTGTTCGTCTTTAATATCCATGTATAATGGATTTAAACAATACAGTACGTCTTTTTCCTTGTAAATATATGCGTTTCCTAAATCTCTCCAGAAAGAAACATCATAATGAAAATCAATCCATGTTTGATGCGGGTTAGGACGTTCCATTTCCGAATAAAGGAAATCAGTTTCGATTAATTTGTCGTTACTCCATTCGTTAAACTTAATTTGCGAATAAATATCGGCACGAAATCCAACAACTTTTAACAAAGCAGGATTGTAAAGTGCCTCATGTAATTGTTTCTTAACACAATTAAACCCCTTTTTTGAGTCTTGACCTGTAAAGAAATCTTTAACGGCATACCACCAATCCCCGTTTGCATTCCTTTCAACGTAGTTAGGTAGTTTGTTATTCCCGAATGATAAATTAAAGCCGAATCCCATATAACAAATAAAGCCTTGTACTAATGAAGTTAATCAATAGCGTAAGGCTCTTTTTTTAATAAAATTAATATTCCCATGTTATCGCAACATTAGATTTAGACACAAATATATAATAAAATATTGATATACAAGTAAAAAGTTAAACAATTTTTATAACTCCTATTTGTTGAAGATACAAAGCTACGTATCTAATAGGGTCAATTAAGTGATTATCCGTATCGATTGGGTCGTCTAAAACTTTTCCGTTACTATCTTTGCTCCTGCTGTAATTCTCTTGCTCGTACTTTATGTTTTTGCTTGTGTGTGTGTAAAAAACCTGTAAATTTTCTAATAAATCAACCCCGTCAATTATAGAATTTGGTTTTTTTGATATTGCGATTGCGTTTTCCCATCCAGAATCTCTTAATGCTAATATTTTTAAAGGCCTATTGCTGTCGCAAATCAAATATTTATCTTTTAAAACATTTAATTTAGTAAAAATCCAACTAACAAAACCTTCATTTTCTTTTTTGATATTTGTACGCTCTTGAATAGATAATTTATTTTTCCATTCATCCTCACTGTCGTAGTTTAATTCATGGCAATACAAACAACCGTCAATGTATTTTATTTCTACAATTCCAAATTTATCAACTTTACCCCAGTCTACCCCATACATAAAAGTATTGGTATTTAGTTTTAGGTACTCGCTATAATTTATTTCTTCCCAGTTAAAAATTCTATCCGGTCTTTCTGCTTTAATTCCTAAGCCGTAAATGTCCCATTTTACAATACTAGCACTCCTTTTTTCTTCATTAATAAGACACCTTGAAAGTTCTTTAACTTGTCTTTGTGTAAAGTTTAAAGGATTTTTTTCTAAATCATAATTATAACAATCTACTTCTTCTATGAGTTTTAATTCAACCGCTTCCGAACGTTTAACAGGTTGATAACCTAAAATCTTAGCCCTTTGCTCAATAGGACAAAACGGGTTGTCTTTAAATGTTGAATGAATAACCAAACAACGTTGATCTTTTTGTATATCGTCGCTCCAATGATCTTTTTTAGGATTCAAATCGATAAACATAAAATCAGACGTACGCATATCAATCTGGTCTACCGTGTCTTTACTAATTTTATAAGGCTCATTTAACCAGCTTGCGTCTTGTTCTAATCCATGTACCGCTTCTTCATCATCTGTTCCGTGTATTTCAAAAGTTGAATTTGTTGAATAAGTAAATATAGACTCTGTTTTATTGAAAGATTGATTAACTTCGTATCGTCCTGTTTTTCTTAAATGCTTTTTAGCATCGTTTAAAACGGTTTTCTTGCAATCTGTTTTTGTATCTCTCCAAACTGTTAACCTTTTATTTTCGTTTGAGCGTGCATAAAGGTCATAACAATCAATTAAAGATATTGTTTTACTTGAACGTGAAGAGCCTCTATTTAAAATGTATTTATAACGATTATATAGATTATCTGTTCCAAACTCTTGTAATTTATTTATATCACACAAATAACTAATATCAGAATAAACATCTAGACGGTACTTTGACAAATCAACTTTTTTTTCATCAAGCAGTTTGTAATCCCCTGTGTTTTTATTAAGGACGTAAAACTCAAAAATGCTATCTTGTTTTTGTTTAACAAAATAACATTTTAAATTTATCGCTTCCCAATTCTTTTGAAATACAACAGTTCCGTTAATCGTCATCTTCTAAAGGTTTTGAAATACTGACTTCTATTTTTGTGTTTGTATTAACGTCTTTACCGTTAGTAGTAATATCGGTTTGTTGCTTGTCCGTAAAATTATGATTATTCTTTAAAATAAAGATTGCCATTGTAGGGTTTGCGTCTCCATCAAGGCCTTGTTTTACTAATCTATTTTTAACAATATCCTTAGCCTTTTTAATTGATTTAAAAACAACATCAGGAAACTTATTTAAAAGATAAGAAATAAGCTCTTCATATTCTCCAACTTCCACCACTGCTTCTGATAGGCTTCTGCATTTAGGATTGTCTTTTACGTATTTTAATATATCGTCAAAAAACATATCAGTTTTTACTAAATCCCACTTTTCAGCGTTGGTGTTACCGTCTGGAGCGCCACCTTTATTTTTTTCTTCTGTACTGTATGCCATATTACTTTATTTTAAACCTATAATCTTTTTTTTATTGGTTTTATGTAATTATAAATTTCTTTAGCGTAAATTAACCACGTTTTGTAAAAGGATTCATAATTGCTCTGTTATTTTTAATTTATATTTTGTAAAAAACTTACAATAAAAAAAGATTAAATAAGCTTTTAAAATATTATATTTTTTAGGTTGTTTATTTACAAATAAATTAATTTTATTACCTATAAAATTAAACATATAAATTTTTAAATATGTTTTATGAACTAATACTTCTATATAAACTTTTTTCATTACTCTAATATTGTATTAATAAACAAATTAAATCATTTTTCTCGCACTCTAAATATAATTCAGCACTTATATATAAATACTCTTTATGTATCGGATCTATTACAATTATTTGTTTAGCGTTAGGATATTTAGATAAATCTATTCCTTTTTCTAAAAAATGAATTCTTGATATGTATTCGTATTTTAATTTTTTCATATCAATTCTCGCATCTAATAAATCTTGCGTTTGGTGTAGGTTTCCATATTGGTTTTCCAGTAACGCAATCTAATTCTATATTTTCAAAATAAGTATAATCACGCCCTAATTCTGGTGGTGGTAATTGTGATTTTTGATCTATCATAGGAATGTAAAACGTTGCTAAATTGCACATACAAGGTTGTTGTGTTTGAACTTCTGGTTTAGAACAACCTATTAAGGTTATTGCTAATAATAATATTATTTTTTTCATAATGAGTGCAATTTACGTATTATTTTTTAATTATTGAAATTTATTTTACTTTCGAAACTTTGGCACGCAAATTCGAAATATGGTTTTCTTTCTTTTTTTATTACTGGATAAAGTACTGGTTGGTTAAATGCTATTAGTAAATCTTTGTAATTATAAACTCTTACACTTTGTCTTGCTTTTTCGCAATACTCTTTTTCTACTGGTTTTAAATTACATTCGTTTAGTATCACAGCAACATGATTTACGCTGTGTTTTGTCATTTCAGAGATTTCCCTTACTGAATAGTTTCTTTTTTCTAAATTTAAAACTACTGGCTTGCCTTTGTAGTTTTTTAATATTGTTGTCATGGTTTTTTAAATATTTTTATAAATATAAATACTCCGCAACTTATCCAAAGTAAGTTGTGTATTACTAACAAAAAAACAGTACTAGAATCACTCCACTCATTTACGTTAAAATTAAATTCTACACTAGCAAATGCTAAATAAAACATTATACTTATTTGAATAGCAAATAAAAACATTTTTAGTATTTGTTTCATAGCTTATGTATTTCTTCTTTTACTTCTTGGTAGTGATTTATTTTTGCAAGACTTTTAAAGTCTTCATAACCTACTTCTATTGAATTTATAATTTCATCTACGCAAATTAACGCTAATATTTTTAAGCCAAACTTATCTACTAACTCTACAGCTTCTTCTCTTGCACTCATAGCTTATGTATTTCTTCTTTTACTTCTTGGTAGTGTTTATAGATAGTTGTGTTTACTCCGCCTAATAATTTATAATGACTTTTTAATATTTTATCA